ACTTGCCACAGAATCGTAAAAAGTGCGCACCTACCATGCCCACATCTCGGTGGCTGATCTGCCCACGTAAGGCATAGTCTACTACGGCTTTGATCTCATCAGGCTGTGCAGTAAGATCGATCAGGGTGCGATTGCGTTCATAATCTTCCAACACCTTGTGTTCGGCCTGCTCATGATCAGACCAACGTTGCAACATGAGATTGTTCCACGCATAGCCTTTTCGATCACGATCTTCAAATGCTTCTGTCAGTCCCACTTGATTCTTTGTGCCTTTCACACGCACACCAGGATAGGCCGAGAATACATTGTCACCAGGATCACCTCGCATGCATTTCAAGAACAGCACCCACCGTTGATAATCAACAGGTGGCACAAAGTTGGCATCGGCTTTGCCAACCTTGATCTTGCTGTTGCTCTCAATGGTAAATGCCAAGTTTTTGCCTTTTGCGTCGGTAACACCCGTGATACTGAACAAGTGATCGTTGATGCCATTGTACAATTTTACATTGGGTGCAATCAACTGCACAAAGTCGGAATCTGAACTGACTACTACGTGTTCGTCTTGGGGGTGTAGTGCAATCCAACGTGCAATGACATCATCCGCTTCGGCTGTGGCACAACGGACGACACTACAGTTGGTTCGTGTAGACAAGTATTTAGTCAGCTCATCATAGGTTTCCCAGAACAGTTTGTCTTCTTCTGCTTCTGACTCGCTCATTTGTCCACGTGCCACTGCACGGTTGGCTTTGTAAGGTCGGTAGTGATCTTTGCGCCAGCTACGACCTTCCAGTGCGAATACCACATGATCAGCACCCAAATCACGTGCTACTTTGTTGGCACTCATCAAGGTAAGATGCAGAGCAAAGCCCAGTTTGGTCCATGTGTCTGCGGCACGGTGCGCCTGGTGCCGCGCACGGAAAAACATGTTGCTGGTATCAATCAGTAGGTAGCGCATTTGTGTTCACCAAGTTGTTTTGCTTGATGTATTGTAACACATAGTCAGCCCAAAAGCAATGGCCTTTGGAATCAAAATGGTAAGAATTTGGGGAGACCCATTCAAAACCGTTGTTTATCAGTACAGAATTGTAACTGAGATCCCGATCGTAAGGTCCCAAATAATTTTTACCAAAATTAAGTTTATCTGGAATGTCACTGAATGTGCTCCACCCATTATAAAACAAATGTGTTACTTTTTTGTTCACAAGCTCACAATGCAGATCCCAGATTTTTTTGTACCATTCTTGAGTCTTTGCCCAATAGTCGTGGTTGGCCACATACTGTTTATATTGTGTTTGTAGTTCTCGTGGAACCCAATCAACCCCACTGGCGTTGACTTGGTAATAGGTGCCATTATGCAACCACTCTTCTCGTTCCCATGTGGTCCATTGTATCACAACAAATACATTGGCAAGATCGGTGTTATCAAGCCATTGGCGGGTGGTTCTTAATATACGGTCATTGCTAGATCCAGATTCTGCATGACAAACTAAATCAGCCCCCAAGTGCTCAGCGAGTTGGGTACACCAACTGGCCGCTAGATTTAGCGGATGTGGTCGGCGATCTATTCCTGCCCGACCATCATCTTTGGCAAATGCCGCAGGAACAACTGCTTCTGCGGCTGCGGTATGACTGCAACCGTTGGCGTACAATATCATCTGGGACTGGGTCCGCCTGTGTCATCTGCACCCACTGGTTCCCAGGACTCCAGTTTTTTTTTTCAAGTCTTCGGCCTGGGCCACACGTTGTCGCAGTTCACTGCTGCTGAATGAGTGATCTCGTCCGTTAAAGTGTAATTCAATATCACGCTTGTGGCAAATCTCACGGCCGGTAAATTCTCGGCCTTCATATTCCACACCCAGTATGCGCACATCAATGGGCAGGATCAACAACAGGTCTTCTAGATCTTTTTCTGTGTTGTACACCCAGACTTCGTCCACGTATTTGCAACCAATCAGTTGCAGTTGTCGTTCCACAATGCTCTGCACTGGTCTGTTCTTGTTGGGTCGATCCAGGGTGGGATCGTTCTGTAATGCACAAATCAAGTACTCACATTCTTCTTTGGCTTCACGCAACATGGCAATGTGCCCAGCGTGTAACAAATCAAAAGTGCTGGCGGTAAAGCCCACACGTCTTCCGTCCATCATAATTGTGTTTCCTTAACTTATTTCGCTGCGGCCATCGCCGATGTCTCGGGTGTGTACATAACCATTTGCTGAGTTGCGCATGGCTTGATCTTGTTCCCATGTTTCCATGACCACGTGTCTGCACACATTCTGGAACCAGCGATCCACAATGTCTGAGTCTGCGTCCGTGGGCTTCATCATGTAACCGGCCTTGACCAGTCTAGCAATGAATATCTCATTCCAGTCTAGTTCAAATGCACCCTGGTGCAGATTGTTGGGATCAATGTCCATGGTTATAATGGCCACATAAGGTTCGTTGGCCTCTGTAGCAATCTGCTTGGCAGTTTTCTCAGGTGCCCGTGGCACACGCACAACCTTTTCCTCTTTGGCCACAGGTTCTGGCTTTTTCTTGAATCTGTCAAAGAATCCCATTATTTGCCCCATCCGTTACCCCAAAGGTCAACGTGCAATCTGGGACTGTACCAGTAGCCACGCTTGAGTGCTTCGTCAGCAACATTGATTCTGTTGCCGTCGTACACTGATACCACACCACCCACAGGCATCACAAACACTGGGCCACCAAACTCACGCAGTCGATATTCATCTACTGCACGATCCAGTTCATCAAAATCTGCAATCTTCTCCACCACAAACTTGAGATAGGTCACACCATAGGTTTCATAGTCCCAGACCACGTCAGGTTTGATGGCATCCTCCCACTTCTCACCACTAACACTCAATTTGGGACTTACTGAGAATGTGATCTCACCAAACCAATTGCGCAAATAATCCTTGAACTCTCTAGTTAAATCTTGAGTGCCGTTGGTTTCAAATGTGATGTGTCGCAGGCCACGTTCGTGTAGTACATCCAACAGCTCTGGATAAGCACGTTGCCAACCCAACAATGGTTCTCCACCGGTGATCACCAGATGCACAGGATTGCCATTGGGTTGTAGCCAGTTGCCACGGGGCAATAGCTCAGTCATTCGGTCCACCAGTTGTTCCACTGTGTATGTGGGACTCAAGTGCTTGAAGTCTGGATGCCATGACGCATAACTATCGCAGCCGGTGTTCACCAAGGGCAGTTCTTCAAATGTTCGGTACAATTCCACAGTCTTGGCCACATCATCTGCTTCCTTGCTCTTCTCTCCAGGTTTACAACCAAACCCTGAACAGGTAAAGTTACAACCAAACATGCGCAAGAAGATGCTGGGCACACCAACATAGCGTCCTTCGCCTTGTGCTGAATAAAATAATTCTGATACTTTTAATTTCATAATCTTGTTACCTTTGACATTCCTGTACGGTGTTTATTTAGATTGATACTTTCTTGTGCTATTTTAACACGAGTATCTTGATTTGTCACCCAACCTGGTAATACTGCGTCCAAATAGGCCAAATGCTCAGCGGGGGTTGGATGCGGGTCTCCTGAATTGCGCCAACCTTGTTGAAACACAATTTCTCTATAACTGGGCATGATGTTATTTAGAACGTCTTGATACAAGTCCAAAACATCTTGCTGTTGTGACACACTGTCATCAAACTGTTGTGAATTATTAATAGGACACATACTTAGAAATCTCCAGTTCACGTTGTGTTTTTGTTTCAGCAATACTTGTGTGGCCTTGATCATGGCCAGGTCTCGTATCAAACATCCACGTTCAGTAACAGCATCACGCACATAGTCTTTGTTGTACACCGGACAAGTAGTGACATTGCCCAAGGTCTGCCAACGATCAGTATATCTATCCTCGCGCATGACATTGGTCCAGCATACTACCACAGTGTCACCTGTGGTAAAGTTGTGTCTTTGATCAGCTTCCATCACTGAATTAAAAATATAGTGATTACCAGCACCACTTTGTGCCCAGTTTTCAAAACGGTCAAACTCCGGAGCAAGACAATCGGCCCAGGTGCTCCAACGATAGTTGGTAAAACTGCACCCGAATGTAAACAGCCTTGACATTAGTTCACTAGTTGTTTTTTCTTTACTGAGAAACTGCCTTGTGCTTTGGCAGCACCTGCACCACGACGTGTGCCCTTGACATTTTCAACGCCAATACGATCCACTGTGGCCTTGCCAAAGTTTCGTCGTCTTGCAAAATAAAACAGTTCAAGGAAACGATTCAAACTCATGGTCTTGTCTTCGGGGAAATCCAGTCTGTATGTTGTGGCAGTTTTTTCCAGGGGCTGATTGAAACTCAGGTAATCCCAAATGTTGTAGTCTACGTCAAGATTCATGGGATACTGATTTCTGTCATTGTATTTGATATAGTAATTTCTTTGCAATTTCATCAAACTGGCCAACAAGTCTTCGGGCAAGTTATAACGTTGTAAAAACTTTTCCAACACATTGTATAGTTCATCCACACGATCTTCTTGATGCATGTTCATACTTGTTCTGTGAATGATGTTCCAGCCATGTATCTCTACACCAATCTTGGGATGGTTGATTTTGCCTGTGTTCATCCAGTTAGAGAAGTACTGACGTGTTTCAGCTTCTTCTTTTATCAACCAGGGATTGGTCATTGCGTAGGCAAACAAATCTTCGTAGTAGTCGTTGTAACTGATGCCCATGTATTTGTTGATAAAACGTGCTGCCAAGGTAGCAAAACCATTGATGTGGAATGTGGTCTGGAACCATGAAAAGATCTGCGCATCCAGCAGAACAGGTGTGGGCATGTCCTTGGTACCTGTTATGACATCAATGCTTTCTTCAATGTGCTCCACACTGTAACTGCCAGCAAAGTAGTCTGTGACAGGTTGGCTGGTGATCTTGAACAGTTTCTTTTGCAACAAGTTCATTTCGGCATTTTCCAGCAACTGTGCTTGAAACACAGTGATACCTGTGTGCTGATTCAAGTCATATAGGGCATAGAAGTTCTTCTTCCATGACTCCAAGGTCTCACCAGGCAAGCCCAGGATCAGTTCTGTGTATGCAGGAATGTTGCGTTGGTCGCACAGTTCAAACACTTCATTCAGCTTGTTCATTTCCATGTTCTTGCGGCGAATGTTTTCCAGCACATCCAAGTCTAGACTTTGTACGCTGAGTGTTAGACCTTGATTGAAGCCACGTGCATCCAGCAGTTTCTTCACAATGTCTATAACTTCTTTCTTTTGGTTTTTGGCCCAGGCCACACTGAACGTTCTTGGTGATCCATACTTTTCTTGCATTTCAATGATCTTGTCGGCAATCATGCCGTCACGCTCGGGGAACATGCCAAAGTTGGCATCAGTTATTGAGATCCAGTCAAAATTGCGCCGGGCCATCCATTCCAGTTCATCAAACACACGTTCAAGTTCAAACTTCTTGACTTTGTTGTAGGTCAAACTGCCCCAGTCACAGAATGTGCAAGCAAAAGGACAACCACGATTGGTTTCCAATGTGCCTTGCCAGGTAATTTCAGGATGCTCCTCAATCATTTTATCAAAGATTCCTGACAGATATGGACTGGGTACTTCTTCTAGACTTTCAATGCGTTCAGAGTCTTTGGTTTGCACCGCTTCGCCATTTTTATTGATTAGTAGTCCTGGCACACTTTCCCAGTCACGGCTTTCATAAGTTTTTAACAATCGTTTAAAAGTGATTTCACCTTCGTAACAAATCACAAGATCTATAAAAGGATTGTCTTTAAAAAAGTTAGGATCAGTGATGGCAGGTTCGGGACCGCCCATGATGATCAACACAGAGGGATTGATAGATTTGATTTGTCTAGCAATTTCGTAATTGTAACGATGATTCCATACGTAGGTACTGAACGCAACTATGTCATTCTGGGCCAAACGTTCAGCAGTTTCTGACACAACTTCTCTGCGCCACACCCATTCAGTTACTTCAAAACGTTCACGAACCCAAGGATCCGCCAGGCTGTAACTCCATACTACACCTGCTGAATATGGCAGGTAATATGCGTTGAACTCTTTGGGTCCTTGTTGAAAATTGGGTTGAACCCAGGCTAGTTTATATGTCATCCTGTATTTAATCACTTAGCAAAGTGCTTGTGTGGATTGTCAAACTGTACCATCTGTTTGTTTACATCGTTTCGGGCTAGTTTTTCCCAAGGGTCTTGTGTGCCTTTGAAAATGTTCTCAAAAAATTCCGTGCTGATGCCTTGACTTTTCATGTACGTGGCCAATTTGGCGCAGTCCTGATGACGCAATTCAATTTGCGTCTTACTGTGAAAATCATTTTCGTCAAATGGACGACCTTCTAGTGAGGCACGTTCACGGAATGTATCATCGTTGTTGTTGCCAGTGATGTCAGCACGGTCATGCAACACCCACACAGGTATACGTTCCCAAATATCCAACATATAAGCCTGCTGACTCAGCCAGCCATCTTGCACTGAGTGTGGGCTAATATAGCCCAACAACTCATACCACCTGCGTGGCAAGATAGGGAAGATACTGTAGGGATGATCCAAGTGAGTGTGGAAAGCTAACAGTTTGAACTCACCTTCATGATTCATAATCTCTGTATCCCAACTCTTGGTCTCCATCACAGCATCATCGTTCCAGATCATGAGCCAACGTGCATCTGTGTGTTCAGCCATTTTGTTGTTGTAAATGTGCAGCCTATGATATCCTTGACGATCAAACTGCATGGCTTTGAAAGCCAGTTTTTGTTCAGTCAACCATGGTTGAAGTTCGTTTTTAAAGTAATCTTTACCAATAGTGTCATCTTTGTCAAATGCAAACATCAACTGCACACGTTCAGGGTGGTCGGCAAACTTGATTAGACTGCGAACACTGCGGCCCAGGCTTTCGGTGCGGCCTCGTGTGGCCAACAGCATAGCAATATCATACTTGGGTATCATGCAAATAAATCCTCATTCCATTCTCTATGGCCTTCACGGAAAGCCATGTTTGATTGTGTCTCACGTACTTCTACTCGGTAGCACCACAAGCGTTCGGCTTCACCAGGCCCCCACATGTCAGGAATATACACTCCGTTCACATATTTGTATAACTGGTCAGCAAGACCTTCGCAGCCTAGTCGGGGTAATATGGTCAGCTTGGCAATGTTTCTGCGTTGCATTTCCTGGTAGAACTCCAATTCAGGATCATCTTCTGACACCAACAATGTATGGTCAAACTGACTTTCCAACACTGACTTGAGTTCTTTGAGACCACCATAGTCAGCTGCCCAGTTGCGAGTATCCAAGTTGTCTGTGCCAAAGTAAAACTTCATACTAAACGAATATCCATGAATCAAGTTACAATGACTGTCTGCTCGCCACTGACGATATGCGCATGGAAATGCATCGTGGTATTCTTTTGTTGAAGTGTATTTGTATATTACTGGTGTCATGCTTTTTCTCCTATGTTAATTATAGCATAGGCGGCAGAGTTTGTAAAGCGGGAATGACGCCAAGACCGCTTAAAGAAATACTTATGCTGGCAGTTGATAGCCTGTGGCTTTGTAGTTGGCTTGCCCGGCAATAACTCCACGCACACCACCCACAGGATCAGCACAGTCATCTAGACGTCTTGGAATCAAATGCACATGTGGATACATCACAGTTTGACCAGCGGCCTCACCCATGTTGATGCCTATGTTGAATGCATCGCACTCACCTGCGGCAACCATTCGACGACCTTCGCACAAGGCTGATTCAAAACACTCTACAATCATATCTGATGTGTTGTATTGTGGCACAAACAACAAGTGTCCCAGAGCCACTGGATAACGATCTAGGAACACAGCAACATGATAGTCAGTGAGTCGGCCAACTTCTAAATCCCAAGGCGCCACTCCTGCGGCTTGTGCCTCATCTAATGTTTCATACTTCATTAATAATCTTTCTTTTATTACCACGACGTCGAATATCTAGTGTTACACAGTGTGGTCCTGCAGCCCAAAAAGTATTGTGTCTCAATGGTGCCACATGACATTGCACTCCCAACGATGCCATATGATCAAACAACACAGAATATTCATCGCAGAAAATTACATTGTGCGGATCGACTACCAAGACATTGGTATCAAATGATACCACTTGTTCGTATCCTTTTGATTCATCTAACAAGTGCTCAAAGTTTCTAATTATTCTCTGTTTCTTTTCTAGAGGAAAATACGATTTAATTTCGTGTATGATTTTGTTTTGCAGTACTCGAGGCACAAATGATCGATCCACACAAAACACAGTGTCATCATCGGTCATGAAAAACCCATGATCAATATGCCCCCAATTTTGTTGTGCATCATTATTGGTTGACACAATGGTATTGTCAGGAAGATTTCGTTGCATCCACTCCAGACCTAATTGACTGCCCGGACCTTGTGTATTGGCAATCAAGTGCTCACCACATTTGAACATAGTAGCTGTGTGCCAAAGCACATGTTTTGCATACAGTTTGTGATACACCATACGACCCACGTCATGATAGTTTTCCATCCATTTTCGTGAGTCACTTATGGGCCACAGATTAGGCATGGGCTGACTGATCCAATTGGATCCGTTTTCAAATAGTGTTCTAAAAATATCGTAATAGCTTCTGCAATCAAAAAATCTGTCAGTCATGCTGGTGTATGTTTGATACACAGTGTCGCCATAAACCAAATATTGATCTCTAGGCACAATTGGTGCCATAGGGACATCAACTGAGAACGAAGATAAATTAACTGGCTGTTGGTACTGATACACCCGGGGACGATGCACTACAACTCCTAGATCTTGCAACAGTACGGTCAAGTTGTTAAGATCTTGTTTGGTTTCTTCCAACACATGATTAAACGCTGACTGAAGTTCTGGTGTTATGGCCCAGTCAAGATCTCCCGGTGCATAGCAATCACCTACTATGACTTCTTCCAGTGGATCCCAATTGGTCCAAACACTCATTTGTTGGGATCTTCAGCCAGACCACGCCACTGTGCAATACTGGTATCACTCCACTTTTCACCATCCCATGTTGCATAGGTAGGAAAAGGCCAAGCTGGATTTTTATCATCGTTGACTTGATATCGACCTTCACGTACAGGGGCAACGTCGGTAGGAAACCACTCAGTTAATCTGGGTTCATCAACTGGCAGTGGTTCAGGAATAATATTGAAGTTTTCATCCAACACACTGAACTCTTCGCCAGTATCACAGTTGACCAATTTTAACGGACCGTTGAAATGATACTCAGTATCATCGTTGCTCCACCCAAGTTCTTCCATGCCTTCATACCATTCGTTGTCCCAGGCCTCTTCGATCTTGGCACGTTCTTCTTCTGTTACTGAATCAGGATATTCCCATTCACTCCAGCAGCCATCGTCCAGGCTGTCCAGTTCCCAGTCATAGTCGGCCAATTCATAACCGTCAGGATTGCGTAGATCGATATCAGGACGTTCATTACTTTCGCACGAGAATTTGCCCCAGCGATAGCCTTCAATTTTCTTGATAGTGACACCATCCTTGTACCACAGTTGTACTTCAACGGCGTTCTTTTTGTATTCAGTTGATAGTTCCCAGACAGCCATGACAGTTCCTTAAGAGTCGATTTCCATTGAGTTCCACTCTTTAACCACATCCAGCATTTCTGCTTCTGTAGCACAAAGAACTTTGGCAGTTTTCCAATCGTTTTCTTTGTCTCGTCCGCCCACTTCCACCATGAAGCCGTTGTCGTAACGGTTCACAGTGATTGATTCGTTTACTTTGTCTAATTTGCTTAATTTCTTTGCCATGCTCTTTCTCCTTAAGTTAATTCTACCACTCTATATTTAGAAGCAGGATAGTGTTCCTGCAACCATTCCAAAAGCCCTGGTTCCCAAGGCAATCGAATCTCGCCTGTGATGTTTGTGATTATGGTCATCGCGGTGCAAACTCCTGTTGTAGTTTGATATTGTCCATGAACTCTTTCTTTACACTGTCGTCGTCTTTGAAAGCACCACGCAACACCGTGGTTTGTGTTAGACTGCTGTGCGCCATGATACCACGATTCTCACAGCATCCATGCACTGCTTGAATGTACACACCAACATCTTTTGACTCAGTTGCGGCCATGATCTCATTGGCAATGTCTATGCACAGTTCTTCCTGTAGTGTACCACGCCTAGCGCACCACTGAGCAATACGAGTGTACTTAGACAAACCAATGAGCTTATTTGCGGCGATGACCCCAATATAAGCGACACCAGATACGGGCTGGTGATGATGGCTACACATACTGCGTAGTTCACTTCTAACCACAAGCATGCCTTCGTAGCGGTCTGCCGAATCATTTGGAAACGCTGTTGCGTCTGGTGGGGGTTCATATCTTCCTGCCATTATTTCGTTGTAGTACATTTTAGCAAGACGTCTTGCTGTACCTTTAGAGTTTGGATCGGTTTCACGATCAATCAGCAATGCATCCAACACTTTTTCAAATGCTTCTGTGGCTTCGTCGATCAATGCTGTTTTGATTGCGGGACTGATGTACTCGGAGACATTGTCTCCAGCCCAAAAACGTCTGCCATCCTGGCGCATTTTATTGCGAATTACCTGCGATAGATTTTTACTTGTATCAACGACGTCGGCATCGTTGCTTTCATATGCTTTGTTGTATACCATTTTTACTCCAGTGTGTGATTGTACACTATTTAGATCGTGAAGTCAACTGACTATGGAAATTTGTCTGCAATCTGGATAAACAACCTCACGTGGAGGTTGACTGGTGTATTGTTTTAACAACTCCAATCCAGATTCAGCTTCTTCAATTGTGGGGCGATAGTGATAACCCATACGGAATTCTTTTTGTTCAATCCAAGGTGATATGGTCAAATCTCTACCATCATACCGCATGGCCAACAATGCTTGGTAAGCAGTGCGATCATCCAACAATATGGCACCACCACGTCCTATGGGCAAGGGCTTGCTGTGTCCAAAACTCACACACTGCATCTGTCCTGGTTGATACATGTGTTGTTCCAAGCGTCTAGCACTGTCCCAGATACGTGTTTCAAGGAAAGGATACTCTCCTACCCAACGTTGCCATGCATGATCCAAGTATTGATATTCAATACCCAGTTTGTGCATGGTCATGGGCACACTGAGATAGGTATATGGAGTAAACTTGCAGACTCGAACTTGATCATATCGCAAACACAGCTCAATGGCGTGTGTGCAACAATCGGTCATGACAGCGTATGGTGCGCCGGTAAACCGGGCCAGCGCAGTTTCGAACTCAAGGATTTTTTCGAACATACCATGCCCATGCATGACGGATCATATCATCCAGTTCGTAATGACGCCAGTCGCCTGCAATCATACCAAACTTGGCAGCACTGGCTGTGAGCATGGGAGGATCGCCTGGTCTGGCCGCACCTAGCACTACTTTTAATTTCCGTCCAGTCACACGCTCGGCAGAGGCAACGATTTCTCTGTTGCTGGTTCCGTTGTTGGAGCCCAAATTGTATACACCTGCGGGAACATCATGATAGATTGCTAGACTATGTGCCCGAGCTATGTCATCTACATGAACATAGTCACGCACACATGTACCATCATCAGTGGCAAAATCTACACCATTTAATGTAAATTCGCCATTATCTCTCATGGCTTCTAGTACTCTGGCAATGATGTGTGTGGCACCGGGTTCTTGTCCATGTCGTGTCTTTGGATCAGCACCGCAAGCATTGAAATAGCGAAAACTCACGTAGTCAATACCATAAGCACGATGGTATGATTCCAACATCATGTCCACCATGAGTTTGCTCTGTCCATATGGTGACACAGGTTCAGCAGGATCAACTTCGTGTACCGGCAACATCACAGGCTCACCGTAGGTGGCAGCACTGCTACTAAACACAAACTTGGTTCTTGGCATGGCCCTGCGGACCAGTTCCAACAACTCAAATGTGTTTACAACGTTGTTTTGATAGTATTCAGCAGGATTTGCAATGCTAGGACCAACAAGACTGGTGCCTGCACAATGCACAATGGCATCTGGACGTTCTTGCACAATGGTACTGAGTGCATGTTTGCTGGAGAAGTCTTCTTGCACAAAATGATCACACACATTTTTCAAGTGTGCAGGCAAGGGACGGCGATCAATACCGACCACACGTTCACCTGCATCTTTCAACAGCAGTGCAGTTTGGCCACCAATGTAGCCAGACACGCCTGTGACAACTACAGTGCTCATGATTCAACCTTTACCACATGATACTTGGCTTCGGCTGCATGATCACGATAGCGATTGCCTGCACGATTCCATTGCTCACCCCGACCAGTAATGATGTCCACCACACGATCAACTGTGCCGTTGTTCCAGTCTGATATCAATCCCATGTTGTGATGTGGTTCACGCAACAGGTTTTGCATTTTGTGATAGGCATCATCTATGCTCCAAGGTACATAGAGCCTGTTGGGGTCGTTAGCAAAAGTTTCAGGGAAACTGCGATAAGCAGGGTACAACACATTACAGCCCAGTGTATCGGCTTCACTGACTGTATTGCTAACCCAATCTTGTAACGCACAATTAAACAGAACACGAGTATTGTTAAGATGCGCATAGTATTCGTTCTTGGTGATGTTGTCGTAGATTTTGAGTTTGCCGGCTGCTTCCATCTCTCTAGCACGAGCAATGTATTCAGGATTGTTGCTACGCAGTGGACCACCAGAATAGATACAGAACTCCACAACTACTGGGTATTGATCATGGAACATGTCAATCAAGTCCATGAAGAAACCTGGTTGCTTTTCTTGGTCAAAACGTGCGGCAAATCCCACACGGTGTGGACGGTCTTCAAATGGTCGAATGTTTGCACTACCACCAATACGTTCCAGCACTTCTTCTTTGCCAAACGCAAGTCCGCTGATGTTGTAGATTGGAGCAGTCCAACCTGCAATACGCATGTGCGCGACCATTTCTTCATTTGTGGCTAACACACCAGTTACAAAGTGGTTGACCATCTTCTCATATGTGCTCATCCAGCCAGCCATGCCCCACACATGTACAAAGTCATCGGGGTCAATGGCCTGTGCCAAACAGCGTACATAGATTCTAGGACGCTGGGCTGCAGGAATCTGATCCATGATGTAGGGCAGACTTTCAATACCGGGCTGAAACATGTCTTCAAAGTAGATGACATCTTCCGCAGTGACTTCGCCATTCTTCATCAGCTGAACCAAGTTCATCATTTGGCTCATGCTGAAGTAACTGCGTCCGTGTGCATCCAGTACCTGTCCAACACTGATGCTCTGTGTGTTGTCAATCGTAGTACCAGGCACGTATACCACATCCAGGCCTCGACGTTCAAACACACGTCGATTCCACTCCGTCAGTTGCAGTGTGTAACGGGCCTCATAACTTTCCAGGCCCATGTAGTATAGTTTTCTCATGCGCGGTGTCCTGCAAAGCGACGAGTATCCTCATCCCACATATTCTTGGCATACTTGCCAGCATGCCACTTGCTGAACTGCTGCCAGGCATAGGT